AAAACCGGGAATCCAAAAGGAATTGCGAATGGTTCGTAATCTTGCTTTTTGTAAAAACTATATGAAATTCTATCGTTTTCTAGATTAATTTTTAATCCGTCTTTGAAATATGCACCATCTTTAATTAACTTTTGTGTTTCTGGATCTAATGCTTCGAAAATTTGTTTATCATCATCATTCTTTGGATTTGCCAATCTTTCCATATCAAATTCAGATAAAATTTTGGCATACGCACCATCTTTTGTATTGAATACCGTACTTCTTTTAGCAACAATTTCAAATGGATTTAACAAAATATACTTTAATGGAAACTTGTTTTCGCTTGGTGTTTCTGAAATGTTTTTAGAAAACTTCTTAAAATCCTCTAAACTAAACTTACCATCTATGCGATATAAGAATATGTTACCACTCCTATAATATTCTCTGAAGTATTGATCTTTTAAATCCCAAAGTTTAATTTTAGTAAATAGTTTATCAAAAAAATCTCTTGAATTAGCGTTGCCACCTTCTAGATATATTTCAGAATTTGCAAACTCAGACATCATATCAACTGTATTTCTAAAAATTGGAACATTTGCGTAAGCTTTTTGACAAAGTTCAATAGCCTCTCTGACATTAATTCCATCTGAAGATAATTCATATGGTAGCAACCCACCCCTAATTTGACTGTATTTATTAAGAGGTTGTACTACAGATGATCTATTTAAACGGGTCGATGTATTGCCTCCTCTTGCTGCGCTTGCGCTTGAACCACTTCTTTCATACGCTAAAGAAACATGATACGCTTCTCCCATTGCCGCTGGCTCTACGTTTTCTTGTGCTTGTGCTACATTTTGGATTTTATTAAATTTATTCCAATAATTTGATTTTTTTGTATATTTTCTAGGCATAATTTATATTATAAAGTCCTTTACACAACTTTAAAGTAACTTTGACAACTTTTCTACAGAAACATTGGTGTGAATGTAGAATTTGATTCTGCCGGCATATCCATCATATCGTAATATATGTTCATACCCCAGTTACCTAGTACTAAAGCGGAATAAGAGTCTTTTCTGGGTCTATCGGCTCCCTTTTGCCTTTTTAAATTACTAGGTAAATCAAAGTTTTGATTACCTCCAGCAGATGTTGTAACTTGTACAAGTGCACATTCTGCTTTTGTTAAGTCTAACATATCTTTCTGATGTTCTATAAACTCAATCATTTTGGCGCCAATATTTTTTTCATCTTCATATTTTGAAAACTTTAGCTCTTTTATTGGTATTCTTTTAGCTTTTTGTATTGAATAATTATCGTCCATAGCAGAGGCTGCAAAATAAATTTTCTTTCTATCGAAAGATGTTTGCAACATTTCGTTTGCTGTTCTTATCCAAGATGATGTAGGTTTTCTTAAATTACATATAACCCTTTCATTTAAATTATAGCTTCTTCTAGCTTGTTTTAAATCTTGATGATAGTTTTGAGGGTTATTAAAATCAGCTTCGAAACAACCTATATTTATCTTTTCTTTCTTAAATATATCGCTTTCATTACAAGAATTAATAAATTGAACACCACCATTATAGTCTCCTGCAATCATAATTACGTTAAAGTGGTCTAATAAATACTTAAAATAAATTATATGCTTTTTTAAGTTGGTTCCTGGTAAAGCGTAACTATGCACAATTACCCCCTTCTTTTGTTCTGGCAACAACTTAATTACTTGTATAGCAAAATCATCAGATGTTTCAGATTCAGACCACGATGGGTCAAAAGCTAATATGTATTCAGCTCCTGGCTCACCAGCTACTTCTACACAAGGGGATTCTCCATCAACGATTGTACAATCTGCCATTTTGCTTATTTTAAAATAACCAGCACTATCATCTGTAAACTGAGCGTTAAATTCCCTGTCTATTTGAGATTGACTCATAGAACCTTTAGCTTGTGTGATCAAGTTTTCGTCATATAAAGCTTTGGGTGCGGCGTCATAAGAAAACTGCATAATACATCTTCTACCTTGATTTTTAGCACCTGGATTGAAAATCATATTCTCGTATGTTTGATATAACTTGTATAAATACTCAAACTTGTAACATGCAGATGACAATCCAATCATTTTATTGCTTGGCCATTCTGTTCTTTCTTCTTCTGTCATTTTGCCCGCTTTAATCATTTGATCTTCAGCGTTTTTAATTTTTTGTCTTTCTGTTGGGTTTTCTACAACAGCCAAGAACGGCATGATCACTTCGTTGTAAATTTTCTCTGGCATCAAAAGTAACTCATCCACAATAATTCTTTGGAAACGAAAACCACGAAGCTTTTCACCATCACCCAAAGGTAAAGCTGTTATACGACTCTTGCCAATCTGCATAGACCATTCGTCATTCGATTTGGTTACCTTACCGATGCATTGTTGAAATAGTTCCGCTTTACTGTCTTGTGCTATATCCTCTATCTTTCGGAATATCATTTTAGACTGACGAAATGACTTAGATATAATACCAATATGTACTCCTTGGTTTAACATAGCGTCTAACAGCGCAAAAATGCCCGTAGAAAAGGATTTTGACATACCACGAGACCATATGCCCAAAAAGTAATCATTCTCCATCATAGCCTTTACAGCCATATGTTGAAATGGAAATAATTCTATACCAGTTAAAAGTTCTGTTGTGAATGTTATGTTTTCTTTTAAAAATTTGTACAACCAATACTTCGCCTTGTTGTCTTCAAGGTATCCCTCAAGTTCTAAAACTTGTTCATTGACGTTTTCCCTTTGTAGGGGTTTTTGATTACCTGCTTCCCAAGACATTTTCTTTTTCTATGTAATATTGGATATCCGTTTCCCAAAGTTCTTCTCCCAAAGCTAATAACTTTGGAATAATTAATTGGCTTTGCTCTCTACACCTAGTGAACACGAATTGACACTTTCTAGGAAACTCGTGTTGAAGTTTTACCATATTTGAAAAAGCCCAGTTTAAACTAGATGGTCTTTTACCAGGAAAGTATTGTTTATACATCTCTCTTATTTCTTTTTCTATCACGATATACATATAACCATCAACACTCACACATCTTTCCATTTCTCTCCTAAATCTATTAAAGCCCTTACCAAAAGTTCCCAGAAAGTCTGTTGGGCTTTTTCTATCTACAAAAGTATTATTAAAATCTTCTCCAGCTAAAGTATAATCACCAAAGTCTAATTTTAAACTTTCAGAATTTTTAAAATGCAAAGGTTTTTGTTCTCGAGTATCAACAAACACTTTGACGTCAAAATCATCAAAAAACTTTTTAGTTAAAGGTTTTTTTAGAAGTGGTTCTATACCTATTTCTGCACAAGCTTTATTGTATCCACCATAATATTTTTTATATATGTCGATATCTGGTAATTTGGTTTTATATAACTCTAAATGATTTGGGGCATATTCCCAGTTTTTCATTTTAATTCTTTCGGCTAAAACTTTTAAAATATAACTTGTTACTTCAAATTTATCAGACTTTTCGCACCACTCCCTCATTTGATTTCTGTTAGCAAAGTCGGTAGTAAAGTATTGTTCTTTCTTTCTGAACTGTATTGGGTTACCAGTAAGTTTATTAAACCTGGGATAGTGTTTTACGTAATAATCAGCTACATAAAAACCGTGCTTCTTAATATGAGCATGTAAAGCTTTTTCAGAAGCAAAGTCTTCTCCACATTCTTTGCACTTATAAGACATCTTCAATACTTATTCCTAAAACCCTTGCTTTCCAAGCCGCCATACCCTCTAACCTTTGAGCTTCTTCTTTGATCAACTCCTTTTGCATTTCTGCTATGCGCACCATATTTTTGCGCTCTTCTTCCTCTTGAAACAACTGAACAATAGATAAAAATGAAGCAGTTTCTTTTGCTTTATTCTTCATTCTTTCTCCACGATCTCCTTGTAGTTTTTTAGTTAAATTTTCAATACGACTTTCGCATTGATGGTATTCAGAACTTTTTGCTTTAATAATTTCAGCCAACCTTACTGTCATTTCGTCTTGATCGTCAGCAGACTCAAACATGTCGTTTAGTTTTTGTAGATGTGAGGTAATTAACTCTAAATTAATTATTTCTTTGCATACATTCATGTAAAGATTTAATTCATCTGGAGTCAAATCTGGCTTGTCCCAAGTTAGTCGAATAAATTCTTGTTCAAATAATTCTTTGTCTCTAAGGCTTATATAATTATTAACGATAGCTACAAATCTTGAATTATTTAAATTAGTTCTCAATTTTTCGCAACAAATTGTTTGTTGTCTAGACATTCTGTTTTCTTCCAAACCATAGCCAGTTGAATCATTGATTTTTTTAATTATTCTTGAAATGGCGTGAGGAGCCACATAAGAAGGCGCTTCTTCTTCTTCTGATGGAACCTCTTCTCTGTTTATTGTTAAAATATGCTCGTGAACGGTTCTTTGTTCTTTGCTTAAATTTTTTACAGAGTTTCCAAATAATTCTTTTGCTATCTGCAAAGATGACCAACCTGCGTCAACTCTCTGTTCTATGATATTTTTTTGTTCTTGAGTTAGTTCTATAGATTCTACTTTTTGGTGTTTTGTTGTTTGAACTTTTAAACCATTTTCTGCTAAAAATTTTGTAACAGATCTACCCTCTTTTGATCTACCGTCTAAAGAATCATCATCAAAAACTATTTTTGTTATGTCAATGATATTTGGATTTTTTTCAAACTCCTCTAAAATTTTTTCTTTTTGAATGTCTGATAAATCTATCATAAAATATCCTTTTCTTCTAATATGGCTTTAACTTTAATTTGAAATATTTTTTTTAAATTTTTAATTTGTTTGTACCCAGCAGATCTTTTTTTCTCTGTTGTTTTGTATCCCAAATAATTTGCCACTTTTTCTTCAGAGTGATTTTCAACAAAAAGCATTCTAAATGCTGTGTATTGCTTTTCAGTTAAATGTTTTTTTAATTCTTTTGCTACTTTTTCTGTAGCTATATCCAAATCCACAAAATCATCGCGTCTTGCTTGTATCTCATTGGTGTGATTTTCTATTGTTACTGCTAGTTTTATATCATATGCAGATTTTTTTCTTTTTTCCCAATCGGCATATTCTGAACAAGAATTATCTTGAACATTACTTTTTGTTATCTGGCAAGATGTACCGCCCATATTATACTTACATTTAAGACACGGCCTTACAAAATTACCGTAGTGATTTCTTAATAAGTTTTTAAATTGATTAGAAACAACTCTACTGAGCCATGGCTCTATCGCTTTTGACTGATCCCAAAGATGCCATTTTTTGTAAATGTGGGTCATGATAATTTGTTTGATATCATCATAGTCAACGGATGGAACTGCATCCAAATCCCATTTACTCCTTTTGCTTTCTAAAGCTTTTTCAATTTCTTGAAGCTTGTCTTCAAACTGGAACATTTATAAATCTTCTATTCTTTTTGTATTATTCTTCTTTCGTGTTGGCGGG